AAAGTACGGCGTATCCATTGCGCAGATCAGCAGAGTGGCCAAGCGGGATAAGTGGAGGGAACAGCGGGAACGGCACGCAGAAAAGTGTTTCAGGAAAGCTGCGGATAGAGCTGCCAACAAGGAGGCTGCCCGGCTGTCCCGCCTGATCGATGCCACCACACGGACTATCGACGTGGCTATGGGGGCCGTGGATGACAAGCGGCAGTTTAATCGCTACATCATATCCGACGGCCTGGGCGGCGGCGTGACGGAGACCACGGAGCGGGAGTTTGATAAGATCGACACCAAGGCACTGAGGGATTTCACGGCGGTGCTCAAGGATTTGACAGGGCTGATGCGGGAGTTTTACAACATCCCCACCCCGGCCCAGGCGGAGGCGCAGCGGATCGCAGCGGCCAGGCTGGAGCTGGAGCGGAAGAAAGCGGAGCCGGAGGACAAGGACAACACCGTGGAGGTGGTGCTGGCCCCGGAACTGGAGGAGCTTGCGGAATGAGGCTGGTAATCGGCACACCCAGCGTGAAGCAGCTGGCGTTTTTGCGGGACACGCACAGGCATGTGGGGTACGGCGGCGCACGAGGCGGTGGAAAGAGCTGGTCCGTCAGGGCAAAAGCTAAGCTGCTGGCGCTGCGGCACCCCGGAATCAAGATACTGATCGTGCGCTCCACCTACAAGGAGCTCATCAACAACCACATCACGCCCCTGCAGGCAGAGCTGGCGGGGATCGCCAAGTACAACAAGACGGACAAAGTGTTCTCATTTGGCAACGGGAGCACGATCTGGTTCGGCTACTGCGCCTGTGATAGCGACCTGAACCAGTACCAGGGCGCAGAGTATGACGTTATTTTTATCGACGAGGCCACCAACCTGCGGGAGGAGTGGGTCAAGAAGATCACGCTGGCGGTGCGAGGGACCAATGGTTTCCCAAAGCGGACCTACTACACGATGAACCCCGGCGGAGTATCCCACGGGTATTTTAAGCGGCTCTTTGTGGACCGCAAGTTTGAGGGGGCGGAAAGGCCGGAGGACTACAGCTTCACCAGGGCGCTGGTGACAGACAACAAGGCCCTGATGGAAAAGCAGCCGGAATATAAGGCGGAGCTGGAAAACCTGCCTCCCAAGCTGCGGGAAGCGTGGCTGAACGGCTCGTGGGATATCTTCGAGGGCATGTTTTTTGAGGACTTCCGCCCGGACCCGGACACAAAAAAGGCTATGGAGCTGGGCGTGGACCCGGAGGAACTGCGGAAACAGCGGCGATGGTGCCATGTGATAGAGCCGTTTGACCTTAACGCCGGGGAGTGCCGGGGGTGGAATATCATGCGCAGCTATGACTTCGGATATGGCAAGCCCTTTTCCCTGGGCTACTGGGCAGTGGACTATGACGGGGTGCTGTACCGCATCATGGAGTTCTACGGCTGTACGGCCACGCCGAACGAGGGCGTGAAGTGGTCCCCGGATGAGCAATTCCGCCGGATATCGGAGTTCGAGCGGCAGCACCCGTGGCTCAAAAACCGGGAGATCGTGGACAGTGTGGCCGACCCGGCCATATGGGATGCCAGCCGGGGCGAGAGCATAGCGGATACGGCGATTCGGTATGGCATCTACTTCACCAAGGGCGACAACCAGCGGATACCTGGCTGGATGCAGATGCACTATCGGTTCCAGTTTGACGACAAGGGCTACCCAAGGATGTATATTTTCAGCAACTGCAAGCACTTTATCCGCACAATCCCGCTGATGATGTACTCGGAGACACACCCGGAGGACCTGGACACCGACCTTGAGGACCATATCGCTGACGAGACCCGCTATATGTGCATGAGCAGGCCCATCAAGCCGATGGCCCCAGTCAAGCCCCGGACCATCATCAGTGACCCGCTGGATATGTTTAAGTAACGAGGAGGACGACAATGGACGAAAACAAAGAATTGGACCAGATGGCAGAGCAGCCCGCAGCACAGCCGGTGGGAGAGGAGCAGGTGCGGACACTGCTGCGGGTGCTGGAAAAGTACAAGTCCGGTAAGGCACGGACGGAACTGCGGATACTGTCATCGGAGAACTGGTGGAAGCTGCGCAACTCCGCAGAGGAGGGGGCCAGCAGCGCTGTGATCAGCGAGGCCAACTATAAGAGCGCTTCCAGCTGGCTGCACAACGTGATCGTGAGCAAGCACGCAGACGCCATGGAGGCGTACCCGGAGCCCAACATCCTGCCCCGAGAGGAGGGGGACAAGGAGGAGGCGTCGCTGCTGTCCGCCATTGTTCCGTGTATCCTGGAGCAAAACGAGTTCGAGGCGACGTACTCAGATGTAATGTGGCAGAAGAGCAAGACCGGGACCGGCGCGTACAAGATCGTGTGGGATGCGAGCAAGCTTAACGGGCTGGGCGACATCGGCATCAGCAAGGTCAACCTGCTCAACCTGTACTGGGAGCCCGGCGTGGTAAATATCCAGAAGAGCCGGTACTTTTTCCACACGGAGCTGATGGACAAGGACCTGGTGGAGGAGATGTATCCGCAGCTGAAGGACCAGCTCAAGGGTCGGAGCTTCTTGAGCACCCGCTTTTTGTACGACGATTCCGTGTCCACCGAGGGCAAGGTGACCGTGGTGGAATGCTACTACAAGCGGCATGTGGGCGGCAGAGTGGTGTTGCACTACTGCAAATTCGTGGACGACAAGGTGCTGTACGCCACGGAGAACGACCCGGAAAAGGCGGAGCGGGGGCTGTATGACCACGGGCTGTACCCGTATGTGTTCGACCCCCTGTTCCCCATTGAGGGGAGCCCGTGCGGCTATGGTTATGTGGATATCTGCCGCAACCCGCAGACCACCATCGACATGCTCAACACCTCCTTCGTCAAAAACGCCATGTCCGGGTCCACCCCACGCTATTTCATGCGCAAGGACGGCGGCGTTAATCGGGAGCAGTTTTTGGACCTTACCAAGACGCTGGTGGAGGTGCAGGGCAATCTGGGCGAAGACAGCTTGCGCCAGATCGAGGCGAGACCGCTGGATGATGTATATGTGGGCTTTTTGGATCGGACGATCCAGGAGCTGCGAGAGACCAGCGGCAACACGGAGACGGCGACGGGCAACACCAGTGCAGGCGTGACAGCGGCCTCGGCCATTGCGGCGCTGCAGGAGGCTTCCGGCAAGGGGAGCCGGGACAGTAACCTGAGTTCCTACCGGGCGTATTCCCAGATCGTCAACCTGTGCATTGAGCTGATCCGGCAGTTCTATGATCTACCTAGGCAGTTCCGCATCGTAGGGGAGCGTGGCGCTGAGCGTTTCGTCACATACACCAACCAGGGCATCCAGCCCCAGGCCCAGGGCGAGGCGTTCGGCGTGGACATGGGCTATCGGCTGCCGGTGTTTGATATCAAGATATCAGCCCAAAAAAAGAACGTGTACACCAAAGTGAGCCAGAATGAGCTGGCACTGCAGCTGTTCCAGTACGGCTTCTTCAACCCCCAGATGTGCGACCAGGCGCTGATGTGCCTGGACATGATGGACTTTGACGGCAAGGACGCACTGTGCCACAAGGTGGAGCAGAACGGCACACTGTTCCAGAAGCTGTGCCAGTACATGCAGATGGCACTGCAGCTGGCTACCGTTGCGGCCCCCCAGATGGTGGAGGGGCTGAGCCAGGATATCATCAGCACCATGGGCGTGGACCCGGGTGCCATGGCAGTTGGGATCGGCGGCAGAGCGGCAAGCCTGGGCGAGGACCAGAAGGAGCACGCCAACGTGGATAAGGCACGGGCGCAAAGCCAGAACGCCTCTCAGCCTGACGGCGGAGCGGTGACAGGAGGTGAAAAGGGATGATAAAGGCAGTATATGATCGCAGCAAGCCGGAACTCACCGTGACCGGGCACGCCGGGTATGGGGATAAGGGGCAGGACATTGTGTGTTCTGCCGCCAGCATTCTGGTGTACACCCTGGCGGAGGACGTGGAGCGGCTGTGCCGGCACAAACAGATGGTGCGGCGGCCTGTCGTGGAGCTGGATGGCGGGACGGCGGTGATCTCCTGTGCCCCAGTACACGGCATGGGGGCAGTGGCGAAGCTGATCTTTGATTCTGTATGCGCCGGATTTGCCGTTCTGGCAGAGCGATACCCGGAGCATGTGCAGTACATCGTCAAGGGATAGAAACGGCCATGCTCGCCCGTGTAAACTACGGGTGTAGTCCTTCCTTTACCGCCTTGCCGGTGGGCGGAAATGCACCGGCAACGACGCTGCCGAAGCTCAATCGGATGAGCTGCTGATTTGTAATCAGGTGGTGCGGGTTCGAGCCCCGCAGGCAGCTCCACCTCAACGGACTCGCCGCCCTAAGCGGCAGAAGGAGGAAAATATGGCAGAACTCAAAAAGCGGTGGCTGGACCTACAGCTGTTTGCCGATGGCGGCGACGGCGGTGGAGACGGGGCCAGCGCAGCAACGGGCGAAACGGCTCCCGACGCCGGGGAGACACGACTGCGGGAACTGGGTGTGCCCGAGGCCGTGCTGGATAAGCGGGCAAAGAGGACGAAGAAATCCACTCCCGCCGCTGATGCGCAGCAGAGACAGGAGGCTGAGCCCGCAGTCACCACACCCGAGACACAGGGAGACGAGCAGACCAACGACACCGCCCGCATGAGCTGGGACGAGATCATGGCGGACCCGGAGTACAACAAGCGGATGCAGGAGACCATCCAGGCCAGGCTGAAAAATGCCAAGGGTGCGGAGGAGAACATGCAGAAGCTGGCTCCGGCCATTGAGCTGTTGGCGCGCAGGTATGGCCTTGATGCGGATAACCTGGACACAGATGCCCTGGCGGATGCCATTTCCAACGATGACACCTACTATGAGGACAGGGCACTGGAGATGGGCGTGCCCGTTGAGACGGCCAAGAAGATCGACCGTATGCGGGCTGAGCAGGAGCGAACCATTGAGGAACAGAAAATCCGCAACCATATCGCCAAGCTGCAGGAGCAGGGAGAGGCGATGAAGCAGGTGTTCCCCGGGTTTGACCTGGCGACCGAATTACAGAATCCGGCGTTTGCCCGGATGACCTCGCCCAACGTCGGGATCAGTGTGGAGGATGCGTATTACGCAATCCACCGCAAGGAAATCCAGGTCGCATCCATGCAGGCCACGGCACAGCATACGGCCCAGCAGATCGCCAACTCCATCCGCTCCGGCAAGCAGCGTCCGGTGGAACACGGCACGTCGGCTCAAGCTCCCTCTAAGACTACATTCAACTATGCCGCATCCAAAGAACAGCGAGAAGCGCTGAAAAAGCGGATCAGAGAGGCGGCAGCGAAGGGGCAGAAGCTGTATCCTGGGCAGTTTTAAACCGCCCATAACGGCTGCGGTTTCTCCCCGAGAAGAGAGGAGAGATTGAACTATGGAGTTTTTTGACCTGCAGCTGTTCGCAGATGCCGGTACGCTGGTAAACGGAACCGGCAACTACGTCAACGCCTACACGGGTGACACAGAGAGCTTTTCCGGCACCAACACGCTGGACGTGACGCTGAAAACCTTCTACGACACCGAGCTTTTGGAGAACGCCCGGGCGGAACTGTATTACGCCCAGTTCGCCAAGAAGCAGCCCCTCCCCGCCGGGCGAGGCAAGACCGTGGAGTGGCGCAAGTGGAACACCTTTGCACGAGCTAGCCAGCTGGTGGAAGGTGTGATCCCCACCGGCCAGAAGTTCGGCATGAGCTCTAAGCAGGGTGCGATCAACCAGTACGGCACCTATGCTACCATCTCTGACCAGCTGGAGCTGCACGCCTACGACGACGTGATCCTGGGCGCTACCGAAGAGATGGGCGCTTCCGCTGCCGAGACCCAGGAGGTGCTCATTCGTGATGCGCTGCTGGTAAACACCAATGTCCTGTACTGCGATAACGTCAACGCTGCTGGCAAATTCGTCAGTGTGCCCACATCCTGTGCCACCATGGGTGCAGGCGGCGGCGCAGACGGGGCAGACGGCTGGTCCCTGCTGACCCCCGACATGGTGGCCAAGGCAGTGACCAAGATGAAGAAGGACCGTGTGCCTGTCATCAACGGCAAGTATGTGGCTGTCATTCATCCCTCCGTGGCCTATGACCTGCGAAAGAGCGATGCATGGGTAGAGGCGCACAAGTACGCCGCCACCACCGAAATCTTCAACGGGGAGATCGGTGAGCTGCACGGTGTCAGATTCGTCGAGAACACATTCGCCCCCGTCCTGGGCGGCAGCACCTACAAGAATAAGTCCGAAGGCAAGACCTATGCCACCTACTTCTTCGGCAAGGACGCCTTCGGCATCATCGACCCCGACGGCGGTGCCCTGCAGATGATCGTGAAGGACAAGGACGAGATCGGCGGCCCGCTGAACCAGTTCAGCACCATCGGCTATAAGTTCGAGACCAACGGGGCCACCATCCTGTATCCCGAGCGGCTGCTGCGTGTGATGAGCTGT